CGATTGTTTGTAGAAGGAGCATTTGATAACTCAGCGGACAATCCTATGAATCCAGACCCTAGCAGAGATGTACCTTGGGGACAGATGTCAGAAGATGAAATGTTCTTCGGAGCATTTACTTGGAAAAATGTAGACTAGTTATAGTTTACCAATAGGCGTAGAACTAGAAGCACTCATATTCCAAACTTGTTTCTTTTCTACGCCTTTCTTTTGAGCAAATTTCTTACTATCGCAGTTACTACACACATGAAAATAATTGTTACTTAGGCGTTTAGGATCCATGCTGCCCCTTGCACGTTCAAACTCTGTGTTACAATTGTCGCATCTAAACACACATACAGTATATTCGCGTGTATAGGCGTGTTCCTTGCCTGTTTTACTTTTTCTGTGATAAAAATTTTTTTTCTTGTATTCAGATATAAACATAGTGTTATTTACATTAAGATTACAAAACATACCGATAAATACATTAAGGAGTATTCATGTTTGCGCTAAATTTAACTGATTCTGCAGAAAAAAGAATTGAACAACTTTGCAGAGAAAACCAAGTATATGCAGTACAATTAGGCATTAAATCAGGAGGATGTGCAGGTTTTGAATACGAATGGAAATTTGCTGAACAAGAAGATTATAATAGTCAAGACAAATTAATTTTATTGCGTGAAGGAAAGTTGTTAGTTAAAGAAAATGCAAAACCTTATCTTTATAATTGCGAAATTGACTACACTAAAACTTTATTTTCACAGGTTTTTGAAATCAAAAACCCTAACACAGTATCAGAATGCGGTTGTGGCATAAGTTTAACATTTGACGAACAACTGCTAGACAATAATATAGAAATATTGGAGCTCAAATAATGGCAAGACAAGAAGTAAACATTGGTGTAGAAGGTAATGACGGCACTGGCGATAGTATACGCGAGTCGTTTCGTAAAACAAATGAGAACTTTCAAGAACTGTATGCAGTATTTGGCGCCGGCGGAACTATAGATTTTGCTGATTTAAATGATACTCCTGCAGACTATGTAGGTTCAGCAAGTAAAATTATAGCTGTTAAACAAGATGAACTTGGAGTTGAATACATTGAACTAGCATCGGACGGAGCAAAAACAGGTAATCCTGCTGATGATTCTGTTACGTTTGATTACAGTGTCCCGGGTAAACTAATTATTGAAACAACTTTTTCTACTATATCGTCTGATAAAAACCCTGAACTAGGTGGCGGTCTTAACGCAGATAACTTTCCCATAGGAAAAGTAGACGTAAGTGATGCCGGCGCACTTACCCTTAGTGCAAAACACGGTGAAACTTTTACCATTGAAGATTTAGTTATAGACAAAAGACATGCAGGCGAGAATTATCTCAAGCGGGGTGCTCCAGGCGCAACTGCTAATCTTAGGGACGAACCTGCAGACGTAAGCGAATACACGTTTACAATAGATAGTTACAATGCTACAAAAATTACACTAACATCCCACGGTCTTGATAGCGGCTCTAACGGTACTCCGTATGTTTATAGCTCAACTGGATCGGCTGCTACCGGACTAACAAATAATACTACGTATTATATAAGAGTAGTTGATAACGATACTGTTTCTTTACATAATTCCAGTTCAGATGCTTTAACAAATACCGGAGGAGTGTCCATATCAGGCGGAACTGGTGTACAAACACTCAGAGATACTAGTTACGATTCTAATCTAGCAGGTAACTGGCTAGCTAACGAAGCACTGCCGAGAAAGAGTGCAGTACGCAGACAAGGAGATTCGTTAACCGGTGAATTATACTTGCACGACCATCCTGGAGATTTAGCCGGTGCCGGAACTCCGAATGGTGTTGATGATCTACAAGCAGCTACAAAGTTATATGTTGACAAAGCAGGATTTACTTCTACAACTAACTTATATGTTAATACACAGGGCGATGACTATCAAATCGTTACTCCTGCTGGAAAAGAAGGTAGATCGTCTGCGTATGCTTATAGAACGCTTAACAAGGCCTGTGAAGCAGCAGAAGAACTGCAAATTGCTGCTCCTTACGAGCCAGGTCCTTATATGCAAACAGTTACGCATAGTGACGGTGCAGATCCTTCTCAAATTACAACAGCAGGAATAAAAAGTGTAGATGCAGGAAGAATACCTGCTAAAACAATACTTGAAGCAAATAAAACATTTATACAAGCAGAAGTAATTGCATATATTAATCAAACTTATCCTGATTTTGATTACGCTGAAAGCATATGCTCAAGGGATCTAGGTTACATAATTGACTCTGTTATTCTTGACACTTTATCAGGCGACAACGCAAACTATCTAAGTAGATGGGCAGGAATAAGATATTATTCTAATAATAGCGCCAAAGTAGCAATCACTACACAACTTACAGAGACAGTTGCAGGAATAGACTACGCAAAGGCTCTAGCAGATCTTATACTTAGAAACTCTACGGTAACTGCTCTGCAAGACGAAGTAGACCAGACACTAGGCGCTGCATCTTTTGCAACTACAGGCGATAGAGATTCTGCAATTGCATCAGTTACCGCAAAGTTTGATATAGTTACAACTACTATCGAAGATGGTGTATTTGATGCTCCGAACATTGTAGACGGATCAGTATATCAATTGTATATAACAAATGGCAGTACTGGATATGTTGATCAGGGAAATCCGACTAATACAGACCTATTGCCGGGTAAGTTAGTCAAAGGAAAAACGTCAGGTGCTAAAGCTATTATTGTAAGATACAGTGCAGAGTCTCTAACTGGAGGATTGCCAGTAGGAAACGATGAATTAGAACTACAATTAGTTGAGCCTATAGAATTTATAGCAGACGAATTAATAGAATTTGGTAATACTGTACGTAGAAATCAAGTTACAATAATGGTTGAAACTGGACAGTACGAAGAAGATTATCCTATTAAAGTTCCAAACAACGTTTCGATTGTAGGTGATGAATTTAGAAGAACTATTATTAGACCTAAAATTAGAAATTCCCACAGCCGCTGGGCAAATACTTATTTTTATAGAGATGCAGAGTTTGACGGACTAACTGGCGATAGTTCTAGTGCGTCAGGTTACCCAGATCCTAATCTTCCTGTAACAGGGACAGTGTATACTAATCCACTTACTTCAGCAGTAGATGGATATTTCGGTTATCACTATACTTTAGATCCTAGTAATCCATGGAACGTTAGTAGTAACGGACTTACCTCAAATAATAAAATACCATACACAGCAGCTCCAACACTAATAGAACTTAACAAAGACTTTATTATTGAAGAAGTTATACAATTCATTGGTGTAACTTACCCGGCACTAGTATACAACGAAGCTAAGTGCAGAAGAGACACAGGACTAATTATTGATGGTATAATAAGCGATTTAACATTTACTGGTAGGGAAAACAGTTTAGAAAATCAATCAGCATACTTTACAGGCTCAGTAGCAGGACAAGAAACAGAAACAGAAGCGGCTATAAATTATATTAAAACCATTGCAGCAGATGTTTTAAACAATCAAAATTTTGCTGCACTAGGAAGTGTTCCGCAAGTTATTGATATAACTAAAACAGCAGAATCAGGTTCGCAATTAGCATTAAACAGTCTTGTAGATCTTGTCAAGTTTGCATTTGACGCAAATTATAATCCTGCTAAGAGTAACTTAGACATGGATGTATTCTTAATGAATGATGCTACAAGACTTACTGGTATTACTGTGCAAGGGCACGGTGGATTTATGAGCGTACTAGATCCAGATGGTCAGGTTCTAACTAAGTCTCCGTATGTACAAGTGGGTTCAAGTTTTAGTCAAAGTATTAATAGACAGGCGTTTAGGGGCGGTATGTTTGTAGATGCATTCTGTGCTAATTTGCCTATGGCTGTTACTAGTAAAAGTGGACCTTTTGAATTAAGTGTTGAAAGCGGTGCAGGAGAAGGTTTGTATAACAAAAAACCGCAGACTCCTTGTCCTTTCTATCTTGACGGGGAAAGGTTCCAGGTTAATGCGGTACGCAACTGGGATCCCGAAACTGGAACTGCTACACTTATATTAGATAGAACATCTAATAACGGCACAGGATTTACTGGTAACACTTCTACCTTACTTAATCTAGATCTCGACAGCCTTCCACTTGATATCACTGTCCAAACCGGCGGCAACAGAAGCATGCTCGGAAACGACTTTACACAAATTAACGACTTGGGATATGGATTAGTTGTTGCTAACGGCGGCTTATCAGAAATGGTATCACAGTTTACGTATTATTGCTGGACTGCGTTTTATGCTAAAAACGGTGGCGAGATTAGATCGCTTAATGGTTCAAATGGTTACGGCGAGTACGGACTAGTATCAGAAGGCGCAGATCCTAACGAGATACCAGATGCTGTTACACTGCGTGACAACATGGTGCAGCCAATTAAAACGTTCGAAGCAGAAGTAACTTTAGAATTTTCTACAAACGTTAACTTGCCGGCAGGAGAAGTTTTGGTTAACTCTGACTCTACTGCAACGGGCACTGTTATTTGGGACACATCGGGCGAATACACAAAAGTTTATCTATCTGACGTAACAGGTACGTTTAGTACTAGTCTTGATATAATTAAAACTAGTGACGACAGTAACCTAGGCTCCCCAACTTCTGTAACTCTTGGTAACATAATTAACGACCAAAGAGCGCTATTTGTTTATGTGTACGATGCTGCGCATGAAATTCAAAATAGAGGTGAACTTGAAATCTACCATGCAGATGCTACACCAAATGCGGTGTTTGGAAGATACGAAGTTACAAGTGTACAAAAGTCAACGGATTATATTGTAGGTGGTCACTTTAATATTGACGTTGACAGCGTAGCAGGAGCCTATTCAGGTTCAGGGACCACTGCAATTTTTACTGTAGGAAAAACACAAAGTGGTTATAGACTTTATGAGCTTACTGGTGGTATTGGATATGTTGCAAGCGAAACAATTACTATTCCGGGAGACGACCTAGGAGGCACAACACCAACTAATGATCTTACAATTACTATTGATGCTGCAAGCGGCTCTGGTGTAATACAAGAAGTTTCACTAAGCGGTACACCACTTGCTTCCTCGACAGATCCTAAACATGACGGACAAGTTTATCGACTATCTTTTTCTGCTGCAAATAGCGGATTTAGTAACGATGGCTTGATAACACGCCTACAAGAAAATACTATCGGAACTTTTAGACAAAACGGAACTTTTGTATTATCCGGTGCAGCTAATCCTGCAGACTTAGTCATACGTCCTAGTACTGCTGTTCTGTTTGACGAAAGTACAGAAACTACGTACAGAAGTATTAGTTTCCAATCGACTGGATCAACAGGCGAAGAATTAGACGCAAACAGCGTCTTAACAGGATTTGATATAAACTTCGATTATATAAGATTAATTGTTGATGCCGCAGCAGCAGCTGACACCACTACGGCTTATATCAACAGCGGAACAAGTTGTGGTGCAACCCTAGGAGACAAAGCAATTGCTGTTGTTCCTATAACAGAAGCCAATGAGGTTGCAAGATTAAACAACAACGATATGATCTTTGGTTGGGGAGGCAAGATACATAAAATTACTCAACTGTTGCGCACTAGTCAAGCGCCGTACAACGAAGACTTCGATGTAGTATTCATTGCAGACGTTACAGACAGCGATATTAATTCACCTGCAACAGCAGCAGGTATCTCAACACCTGTAATAGTAGGTGCAAATACCATTACACTAAGAACAGGATTAGCTGCTTCAGAGCCAGCAACTATTACAATTAACATATCAACTTGTAGGGCAACGGGTCACGATTTCTTAGATATTGGTACAGGAGGGTTTAACACAAGTAACTATCCGAACGTATTGTTAGGATTGCCTAGAGCTCCTGATCAATCCAAAGAAGTACAAGAACGAAGTAAAGGTCGTGTGTTCTACGTAAGTACAGACCAAAACGGATTCTTCCGTGTAGGTAAGTTCTTTACTGTAGACCAAGGTACTGGAACAGTTACATTTAGTGCCAGTATTGCTCTGAGTAATTTAGACGGTATAGGATTTAAACGAGGCGTTGTTGTTGCTGAATTTAGTACAGATACTGGAATGTCTAATAACGCAACTGATACAGTTCCTACACAGAGTGCTGTTAGAGGGTATGTAAATAGACGTTTAGGGTTTGATCATAACGGTGATGACGTTGCTGGTGTAATTGGTCCTGGTGCTGTTCCACTTGACGGCAGTAAGGGAATGACTAACAATTTGAACATGGCTAGTAGTAGAATTATTAATTTATCATCACCATCTTCTGATAGTGACGCAGTTAACAAAAGCTATGTTGATGGTAGAATAGGCGATTACGATAGTTTTGAGGAATTAAGAAACAGTAGTTTTGTGGATGTATTAGAAAATCAAATTTTGGTTACTACAGGCCACAAGAAATTAATAATCGATGCTGACATTATCGGCGGCATAGGTTCTTTTGCGCCTGGCGACCAATTTACTGCTAGTGTTAACAACGGAACCGGTACTATTGTACAAGTTTTAACAAGCGTTGATCCTATACTGGGGAATATACAAACGATTGTATATCAAGATACTTCTACTCCTGGTGACTCTATAACGTCTAGCGATGTCATAGAAGTAAGCGGGGGAGCGACAGGGCAAGTAATAAGAGATCCTGTAGACGAAATTAGTAATGGTATAGAAGGTGCTGGAAGTGATATAGATTTAACAGTTGCACGTTCTGAAACAAACACTACCCTAGAGTTTAATTATAAAGCCGGAAGCATAGTTAATGCAGACGTAAGTCCATCAGCAGCTATTGCACAAAGCAAACTGAATATGAATTCTGCTACTACAAGAGCTAGTGCTTCAGGAATTACCCAGGCTAATTTAGGTGTAGCCAGCTTTGACAGTGGAGATTTTACTGTAACTAACGGCTGGGTAACACTAAAAGCTAACGATGTAGACTTTAGTGATTTGCCACTGTTAGCTACTAATACAGTGATAGGCAATGTTAGCGGCAGTACAACAAGTCCAACACAAGTAAGTGTTACTCAAACTGGCGCAGCAAATAGTTTATTAAGAACACAAAGTGATGGATCTATACGAGTAGCGAGTTTAAGATTAGGCGGTAGTAATGCATATCAAATTTTATCGCTTTCTGGTACTACCCTATATGTTAAGACGCCAGGACAAGGAACTGTGTTTAGTGCTTCGGGAACAAGTAGTGCTAATTTGGTAGCGACTATGGGCGGAACACTTTCATCTCTAAATATTACGCCCGGGACCGACAACACTTACAGTATAGGAACAGCTTCGTTAAGATACAATACAATTCATGCTAGCGTGTTTAACGGAACAGCAACAAATGCAAAGTATGCTGACTTAGCTGAGATGTATGCAGCAGACGATGCATATGAACCGGGCACCGTAGTTGTGTTTGGCGGCGAGGAAGAAGTTACGATTACATCTCGAAAGGGCGACAGACGTGTAGCAGGAATTATATCAACTAATCCAGCACACTTAATGAATAGTGAGCTAGAAGCAACTAATCCTGTTGCAGTAGCACTACAGGGTAGAGTTCCGTGCCAAGTATTAGGAAAAGTTGACCAGGGAGATTTGTTAGTTTCAAGTGCAACTCCTGGATATGCTATTGTTGACAATGAAGCAAAGACAGGTTCTATAATCGGTAAGGCACTAGAACACAAAAAAGATCCAGGAAAGGGCATTATCGAAGTAGTAGTAGGGAGAGTATAATGGCACAACAAACTATAAACATTGGCTCAAGGCCAAATAGTGGCGACGGTGATCCGTTGCGCACTGCATTTGATAAAGTAAATGATAACTTTAATGAGCTATATGCCGGAGGTGTAAGCACTGATCTTAGTGGTAGTGTGTTTGGTGATGATAGTACATTACTTGTTGATGCAGTTAACAATGTAATACCAAGTTCAGTGGTTTCTGGCACAGAAGCAACTAATTGGAACACAGCATATGGTTGGGGCGATCACACAGCCGGTGGATACGCTCCACAAACAACAACATATACAAAGACAGAAGTTGATTCAGCAATATCTGCTGTTAATACGTTAGACGGCGATTTTACAGGCAGTGTGTTTGGTGATGATAGTACTTTACTAGTTGATGGAATTAACAATAAGATTGTTGGTGCAGTAGAAACATCAAGTTTAAGAACAAGTGAAACAAGTATTGCACTTGGCAACAACGCTCAATCAAATGGTGGGCAATCTTTATCAATAGGAAACACGGCAATATCAGACAGTTATGGTGTAGCTATTGGTATGCAAACACAAGCCGCAACTTATGATATAAATGTTGGTGCTTTTTCAGGTAAAAACCATATAACAACAGATAACGGATACAGAGTTGCTGTAGGTGCTTTTGCACAACAAAACGCTAATCCAGGAGATGAAACAGGTACAGGTGCAATAGCTATTGGTACTCTAGCAGGTGACGCCAATCAAGGAGCAAATGCAGTTGCTATAGGTCGGTATGCAGGTAGAAACAATCAAGCAGCAAAGAGTATTGTAATTAATGCTACAGATTCAGACTTAGAAAATACAACAGCAGATAGTTTAGTAATTAAGCCAATTAGAAATGCTACAATGACAACCATACTTGGTTACGATGTTACAACAGGTGAAGTTACACACAATGCAGCAATACCAGGGTATACTAATACAGCAGACTTGAAAGCATTAGTAGCGGCAAGTACAGACTTTGATGACTTTCAAGCTAGGATTGCAGCACTTTAAGCAGATACGATAAATATGTATAACAATAGGATTTTGAAGAATGGCAATTACATTAATAAACCTTGGCACTGTTGCAAATGACGGAACTGGCGACGATCTAAGAGAAGCATTTTTAAAGGTAAATCAAAACTTTGAAGATTTAGACATTAGAGTACCTGAATCCACTACAGCAAGTAATCGCGGATCTGGTGAAGGAATATTTTCTAATAAAGCAGACTATGATTTACAATTTAAAAGTATAGTCGCTGGTGAAAATATTACATTAACTGCCACAGACAATCAAATTACATTTGATGCGATTGGCGGGCTGCAACAGCTTATTATAGTGAGTGACACAGGCAGTAAAATTTTAACTGACGGAGATACTCTAAGATTGCAGGGCGGAGACAACGTTGACGTTGAATACGATGCTAGCAATGACCGATTTTTAATTAACTCTGTTTCACAATTGAGCACTGATTTAACTCCTGTACTGTCCGGAACACTAAACGCTAATTCAAACTCTGTTACCAATCTTGGAACGTTGAATACTGCTAGTGCACAGTTAGGCAACAATTTTCTAAAAACAATAAACGGAGAAAATTTAAATCTTTCGGCAGAGGGTGGCGGCCAAGTATTGATATCAGGTAACGACCTAATAGTAAATCAAAATATCCAAGTAGGTAACAATATTTCAGGCAATGTTATAGGCAACGTAACTGGAAATTTAACTGGAAACGTAACTGGAAATGTAACTGGAAATGTAACTGGATATCATCTAGGAGACATGAGCGGATCTGTGTTTGCCGATGACAGCACATTGATGATTGATTCTGTAAACAAAGAAGTACGCGGTACATTTATAGGTGATATAGTAGGAGATATCGACGGTGATCCAAGTCTTACATTAACTACTCCAGGCACAACTCCTAACGAAGCAATTAATCTAGCACCTAAAGGAGATGTTAGCGCAGTTAATATAATAGCAGATGAAGTAAAACTATTTAGTAGTCCTATAACAGATACTATAAATGCTGCTGCTGGATTAGAAGGATTAATTTACGGAGCTGACGTTAGGCGCCACTTTACTAATTTAGACTTAGGCGAAACAGTTGCTAACATTACAAGCTGGATGGACTATTTAATACATTCATCATCTTTAGAATTAGGGTCATTTACCACACCATCAGGAATAACGATAGACCTAGGGGAAGTCTAAATGTTAGATTTATGGTCTGTTGTCTCTGGAACTTCCTTAGGGATTATTGAGGAGAGAATTACAGCTTCAATACCACTGCCTGTCAATGCTACATACCAATCATCACTGGCATTGATAAGCGGAACACTGCCTCCAGGGTTAAGAATAACAGATTACGAACTAACAGGTACACCTTTTGAAGTGACACGCACAACAGTGTTTACGTTTGTGTTACGTGCTACATTTGAAGGACAAATACAGGATCGAGCACTAAAACTTACAGTCGAAGGCGCAGACGAACCAGTGTGGTTGACCGCTGAAGATTTACTTGCTATCGGTCCTAACGATACTTTTTTTATCTTAGATAGTAGCCCAGTAGACTTTCAACTAGAAGCAACCGATACAGATCTTATAGCAGGACAAGAATTAGAATTTTATATTAAACCAGGTAACGGAGAGTTGCCTCCGGGAACACAATTAACTACTGATGGTAGAATAGTAGGAGTAGTTGATCCAATACTTGCGCTAGATAAAGCAGCGTCTACAGGAAAATTTGACACTAACGGTTTTGGAACATATCCGTTTGATTTTGCGCCCTTGCCAGCTAATGGTTTTAGTAGTTTCTTTTATGACAGCTCATTTTTTGATCTGAGTATTCCGACACGATCACCAAGAAAACTTAATAGATACTATGAGTTTATTGTGAGCGTAACAGATGGCGAAAGTGTGATAGATAGAAAATTTAGAATTTATGTTGTAGGCGATGACTTTTTACGATCAGACAACACTATAATGCAAAGTGCAAATGGAATATTTGGTGCAGACACTACATATGTTCGAACTCCAATATGGTTAACTCCTGCAAATTTAGGATTTAGAAGAGCTAACAATTATCTAACAATTTTCCTTGACGTTTTAGATACATCAAACTTGCTAGGTAAATTAATTTATGTACTAGAAGACTTTAACGACGACGGCACTGTGAGTACGTTGCCGCCTGGACTTGTTCTAGATCAAAACACAGGAGAGCTAGCAGGTAGAGTTCCTTATCAGCCAGCAGTTACAAAAGAATACAAATTTACTGTTAATGCAACACGGTATACAGCAGAGCTCGACGTAATCAGCATTGTTGGCACCTTTTACGAAGATGCTCTAATGGGTACAAATAGTTTTAAGGTTTTTAAACTAGAACAAAATAGCGGCGGGATCTTTAATGCGTTAGATGACGGCGTGAATGATCTAGACGAATTATTAGGCCGAAAAATTAAATTAGGAAACTTTGAATACAAAGCAGTATCAACAGATGCAACTGATCCTGATTACGATGTTATATTTTTAGAAACTACTCTAAATCCAGAATTTCCAATTGTATTAAACAAACAAGCTGCTCCGGGGGACACGCTCCTTTATGTAGATAGTTTAGACGCTGCTAAAAGAAAAAAACTAGAAGGTAGCAGCCTTAACTTTAACGATAACGAACAGCATGCAATAGAGAGTGTTGTTCCTTACATCGAGTGGGAAATTATATCAACATCAGGCGGTACTATAGATATTGACTTTGCTAGTTTAGGTCTAGCACAGCCTGCACCCGGCGAAACTAAGGAACAACAAATACAAAGAGTTTTTGCTAACAGTTTAGGCCCTACCTATGTTATAAAAACAGAAGACAGTTTTATAAGATTTACAACTCCTAGAACTGCTAATTCTAATGCTAACACAGTTAACAAAGTTTTTGTAAGTCAAGATAGCACACCCGGTGATATAAAACTAACTTTAATTAGTGACAGTACTGACATAATTGTTTTAGATAATCCACTAGGACGTACTATCACAAGCGGTACAACTACCGGTGTTGCTCTCTTTAAAAATGGTAGTTTTAGCAGAAATATAACAACTTCAAACGAAGACGAGGTTACAAGACCGAGCAAAGCTAAAACATTTACAGTAAATATTTTAGGAGAAGTAGACTCAACAATAAATTGGTTGACTGATTCTAACATAGGTATAATAAGTGCAAACTTTACAAGTACCTTTGGCGTCAGAGCAGAAACTTCAATACCAAAGACAAAACTTGTATATACCCTTGTAGACGGAAAATTGCCCCCGGGGTTAAGTTTATTGTACGATGGTGAAATAGTAGGGAAAGTTAGACAATTCGGAGACGGCGATATAACAGGATTGACTATTTTTGATCAAGGAGAGTTAATCATTGATAAAAACGAAACTACTATCGATCGAACATATACGTTCACTGTTGATGCTAGAGATCGCTTTGGTTACTCTGCTATACAAAGAACATTTACAATAGATGTTATAGACCCTAACGATTTACTCTATAGTAATATATATATGAAGCCTTATCTCAAAGAAGATATAAGAACAGAGTTTAGAAATTTTATCAGTGATTCAAGAGTGTTTGAACCTTCTTTGATATATAGACCCAACGATTCAGAGTTTGGTTTGCAGCGAGATTTAAAAATATTAGCATATTCCGGAATAGAAACAAAAGCTATAGAAGAGTTTGCACGAGCAACAGTTAAATTTCATAAAAAAAGAAGATACAATGTAGGTGCAATAAAAAAAGCAGTTGCAAAAGAACCAGGAACTAATAATATTGTATACGAAGTAGTTTACTTAGAAATTATAGATACAAAAAAACCTACTAATTCTAGATTAACTAATAAAACAGTTGTAATAGATTCTTCTAATAAAATTACAGTGGATAGTAAAAAGTTTATAGACAACGATGACACTTCTACTTACAGTTATAGGCCTACATATCCTAACCCGATAAGAGTTGATAGCAATGCAATTACAGCTAACAACGGTAACAACGGTGTACAGTACATTTCTAATATAGATAATATGCGAGAAGAAATTAGTAAAATTGGTATTACCGAAGGAGATTTTTTACCGTTATGGATGAGAACTGCACAAGAAATGACTGCATCAGAACTTGGATTTATAACAGCTATACCACTATGCTACTGTAAACAAAACGGCGCTGATCAAATTATTGCAAATATTGCAGAAACTAATTTTAATTTTCAAAATCTAAGTATAGAGATAGACCGATATATAATTGACTCGACAGCAGGGTCTTCACAAGAACAGTATATACTATTCGCAAATTATCAATTCAACGTATGAAAAGTATAAATATGTAAAAGAGGAATAACAATGGCCAGTAATATAATTAGTAATACAATAGACGAAAACTTCCCTGTAGCAGGACAGGATAATGATTCCCAGGGTTTTCGAAACAATAATGCTATTATAAAATCAGGACTTGCAACAGCCGGAACTGAAATAACAGATTTACAAAACAATACAGCAAAAACTAATACAGATAGTAATTTTGCTGGCAACGAAATTGTAGATGCAACTCTAGCATCAGCGGCAGAAAAATATTACGAAGGAGGCACTGTTACTTCAGGACAAGAAATTAATTTTAATAACGGCCTTTATCAGAGCTTTACACTATCTAACGACGTAGCATTTACGTTAAGTAATTTTCCAGATAACGCTAGATTAGGCAGAATGCAAGTAGAACTCCGTAGCAACAGCTTAGGAACACCAAGAGTAGCTGCTTTTGCATATTCGGGCGGCACAATCAAACCTGATGACAGCTCTGCATGGTCAGGGACAACAATATCTATGTCACACGATGAAAATCCTATTATAATTGAATTCTGGACGTATGACGAAGGGCTAACTGTTTTTGCAAAGTATTTAGGCCAATTTAGTTAATGCATCCGTTAATCAGTTCTTTGCAAGACTTATCTGATAGTCAGCTAGAAGAAAAAATTGTCGATTTGCAAGGAAAATACTTTTCATCAGGGAACACTGATGTTCAAAACCAAATTGTTATGCTTCTTGATGCTTATAAAGAAGAAGCGCAAACTCGCCGGCGTTTACAATATCAAAAATCTATACTAAATTCTCAGGAAAACGGCGAAACAGGACTTGACAGTTTAATCAATGTAAGTTAAATTAAGTGTATGCTTATGAAAACTGACGACTTAGGAATTCCACGATTCTCCAATAAGGATCTAATAGATATGATATACAGCGGCAACGCTGATAAATGTCATGTAGTTCTATGCGACTCTTCGGATGATATAGATATGTTTAACAAAGCAATGGAAGAACAAGGCTTTGATAAACTACAAAAATATATTCCATTAGATGTAGATCAAAAGACTTTTGACAGTGTATGTCAAGGTGAATGGTTTATGCCTGATGAATACAAAGACATCAATGTATATGAATATGTACTAGGCAAAGCAGAAACACCCTGCCCACAACACGTACAAGATCGTATATGGGAAGAAATGGAACAATACAAGCAACGTGATATGCATAACTTATTACGTTACATGATCTATCTTGTAGACTTTATGCGTGAGAACAATATTGTATGGGGAGTAGGTAGAGGTAGTTCTGTAGCAAGTTATGTGTTATACTTGATAGGTGTGCATAAAATAGATTCAATCCAGTTTGGATTGGATTGGAGAGAGTTCTTAAGATAAATACGCATATAACTCATTAGGAGAAAATTACAATGTCAAGAAAAGATATAGGAAGAAAAGTTTATAAGTCAATGCAAGGAAAACAAGTTGATATGGACTTACTTCGAAAAAGAAATGAATTAACACCGGCTGTAGGAAATGCTCGTGTAAATGCACGTGGCGACGAGCTTGGACCCGGCGGCAAGATTGTTAAAAAACGTGAAGATGTTATTAATGAATACTATCGACAAAATCCTTACACAGTGGTAGACGAAGAACCGGTTAAGCCAGATACTTCTAAAACTCCTGCAACTAATGAACCTGTTGCAATGGAAAAATCTTCAACAACTAAAAAAACTACGAGAGCTCAGGAAGCAGTCGAGGCTGTGGAAGATATTGAGTGGGTAGAAGATGAAGATGGTAATTTTATTCCTAAGGAAGGTTAAAAATGGCGAAAAATCTAAATGCATTTGTAGGTAAACCTAGAGCACTTGGAGAACGGGTATTAGTATCCGACATGTATTTTGGAGAGCAAACAACTGCTAGTGGTATTGTACTATCAAACGATGATGGAACAACTCGAGGCATATATCCAAGATGGGCTAAGGTTTACGATAAAGGATCAGACAACACAGATCCTTTTAGTCAAGGACAATGGATCCTTATTGAACATGGTCGTTGGACTAGAGGCTTTCTCGTAAACGACGGCAAGCAGGAACTTGAACTTAGAATGGTAGATCCGGAAGCTATTCTTGCTTACACCGATGAAAAACCAGATAGTGTTCAACTAGGATTTGAATACAGTAACGGTTCTACTGCTACAATTTCATAATTAGTATTATTACCAAAAAAGTTGACTTCTTAGTAGTTTTAGTTTATACTAATACAACAACTAAGGAGTCAATATGAAATTACCTCAATTACAAAGTCCTAGTGCCATTAGTACAACTGGAGCAACAGGCATCACTTTAATGATTTTACACATAACAGGCCATCTTACAGGGTGGGCATGGCCTATTCTTTACGTAATGTTGATCCTTTCTGGAGTTGGACAAGAAAATCGCAAGGTAAGATAATGGCTACTCACGGCATGATAGATTTAGAAACACTCGGTGTTGAACCAGACAGTGTTATAATGACACTTGGTGCAATTAAATTTGATCCGTTTTCAGATATTGAACCACACAGTGGACTTTATCTACGCTGTGATGCAGAAGAACAAAGCGAACAGTTAGGTAGAAGTATAGACGATAACACACTAGCGTGGTGGGGTAAACAGTCTAAAGAAATTCAAGACGAAGCATTTGGGGATCACGACCGTGTTTCGATGGACAACTTAACTAAGCAATTAAACAAATGGTGCGTAGGTTTAGATTATATCTGGTGTCAGGGTCCTACATTTGACTTTGTTATATTACAGCACTTATATAAAAATATCGGTAAGCCTGCACCGTGGAACTATTGGCAGATTAGAGATAGTAGAACGTTGTTTGCTATGATGCCTTCAGATCCACGTAAAGCAATACAAGAAAGTTTGCATAATGCACTTGCTGATTGCTATTATCAAGCAAAATGTGTTCAGCAGTCGTACAAACATTTTGGAGTTACCCAACGATGAAAAAGTATTGGCGTCTATGGGCAAAAGCAATAGGCGAAAAAGAAGGAACAACTGATAGGGAAGCAGACAAGATAGCAATGATTAGAACTATTATTGTTGGTGTTAACTTTATTACTTGTTTCTTTATTATAGCAGGCAATATACATAACTGGTGATATAACATGAAAGTAGGATTTAGTTGTTCGACGTTTGATATGCTTCATGCGGGGCATGTTCAAATGCTAAGAGATGCAAAAGATCAATGTGATTATTTAATGGTAGGATTGCAAATGGATCCCAGTGTAGATCGTCCTGGTAAAAATTCACCCATTCAAACTATCGTAGAAAGATACACACAACTTAAAGCAGTTGGCTACGTGGACGAAATTATTCCGTATGGTACAGAACAAGACTTAGAAGATATCTTGACTATGTATCATATTGATGTTAGAATATTAGGTGAAGAATATAGAGATAAAGACTTTACCGGAAAGGACATATGTCGTCAACGAGATATAGATCTATACTTTAACAAAAGAGATCATAGATTTAGCTCAAGCGGTTTACGTAAACGAATAGCAGAGAGAGAAAAATAGATGAAAGAATTATGGGTAGAAAAGTATCGTCCAAAAACAGTAGACGGCTATGTGTTTCGTGACGATGCACAACGAAATCAAGTAAATACATGGATTAAAGACAAGACTATTCCGCATTTGCTGTTTAGTGGTAACGCAGGTATTGGCAAAACAACACTTGCAAAACTTTTGTTTAATGAACTTGAAGTTAATGACTTAGATGTACTGGAAATTAACGCAAGTCGCACCAACTCAGTTGACGATGTAAGAGATAAAATTGTTAACTTTGTACAGATGATCCCATTTGGGGACTTTAAGGTTGTATTATTAGATGAAGCAGATTACTTATCGCCAAACGCTCAAGCAGCTCTCCGTGGGGTTATGGAGGAGTATCATACTACTGCTCGTTTCATTCTCACTTGTAACTATCCAAATCGTGTTATACCCGCTTTGCATAGTAGGTGTCAAGGTTTCCACATTGCTAAGATTGACCAAACTGAGTTCACAGCTAGAGTTGCTGAAATCCTTATCACTGAAGGTGTTACTCCTGATTTGGATACGTTGGATACCTACGTAAAAGCAACATATCCGGACTTGCGTAAATGTATTAACATGGTGCAAATGAATGTGCAAGATAATAGTTTACTAAAGCCGAATGAAGGTGACACAGGCGAGAGTGACTGGAAACTTGAAATGGTTGAACTGTTTAAAGCAGGCAAGATTCAAGAAGCACGTAAATTACTGTGTGGTGCAATTCGTCCAGAAGAGATGGAAGAAGTATATCGTTGGCTGTATGACAACATAGAACTATTTGGTTCTGATGAACAACAGGATCAAGCAGTGCTAACAATTAAACAAGGGTTGGTGGATCATACACTAGTGGTTGACCCAGAGATCAACTTAGCGGCTACGCTCATAAGGTTAAGTCGTCTTTAATGCCGCAACTCTAATATGACTTATATTGTAACAGATAATTGCATTAAATGTAAACACATGGACTGTATAGAAGTCTGTCCAGTAGACTGCTTTTACGAAGGCGAAAACATGCTTGTAATCAATCCAGACGAATGTATAGATTGCGGTGTGTGTCAACCAGAGTGCCCTGTAGACGCAATAGTTCCTGAAAATGCCATATCTACTACAGAAAAAGAAAAATGGCTAAACATCAATATTCTTTATAGTAACAAATGGCCTAATAAAACTGTTTTCAACAATAGTGAAGTACCAGAAGACGCTGAAGAATATGCCCACGTCGAAAACAAATATGAAAAATATTTTTCACCAAATCCAGGAAAAGGAGACTAATATGGAAAAAATAATACTTACAGATTGTGACGGCGTAATTTTGAATTGGGAATATGCATTTACGTGTTGGATGGAACAGCACGGACATACACAAGTAGAAAATGCAAACTTCCTTTATAACATTGGTGATCGTTTTGGTATAACACCAGAAACAGGTAAGTTGCTAGTTAAGCAGTTTAACGAAAGTGCTGCCATTGGATTCCTTCCAGCATTGCGTGATGCAATGTATTATGTAAAAAGGTTGCACGAAGAACACGGTTATGTATTTCGTTGTATTACTAGTTTAAGTTTAGATAAAAATGCGTACAAGTTGCGTAAAATGAATTTAGAAAAGTTGTTTGGAGAAACAGCTTTTGAAGAACTAGTTTGTCTAGATACAGGTGCAGACAAAGATGAAGCACTTGCACCATACAAAGACACAGGGTTGTATTGGATTGAAGATAAATTAGAAAATGCAGTTTGTGGACAAAATTTAGGTTTAAAGTCAATACTAATTGAACACGGATTTAATATGAACGACGAACTTCCAGATGGTATGACTAAGGTGGTTAACTGGAAGGAAATATACGATCACATAACAGGAGATGAAAAGTGACAAACGAAAATGAAAAGATGCTTACTTGGGTAGAGAGTATCAAACTATGGCATTATGATCGTAATCTAATTACGGGTTCTGACGATAAAACACAGTTTGCTAAACTTATACAGGAAGCAGGAGAACTGTCAGATAACATTTGTAAAGGTAAAGATATTAAAGATGATATCGGTGACATGATTGTAGTACTGATTAATATCGCAGAGCGTAATGGGTTAAGTTTGACTGAATGTTTGGAGGTAGCATATAACGATATTAAAGATCGTAAAGGTCGTATGATAGACGGTGTATTTGTTAAAGAAGCAGATGAGAATCTTAGAAAACCCAGCAAGCCAACATATAAAAATACAGCATCTGGACAAACCAGATATTAGGAGTAATTATGAAAAAAATAATAGGATTAATAGTATTGTTTACAGCATGTTCTGTAAACGCTCAAGGGGTGAGCTTAAAAGTAATTAGTGTAGATCCTGTATACAAAAATGTTACACGGCATCAGACTGTAACAGAAACTCGAAAAGTTTGCTATCGAGAAAATCAATCAAGCGGCTTACTTGAAAGAGTAGTAGACGGTGGATTCGGAAGTACTGAAGGTCTAGTTGGCACTGGAGTCGGTGTTGCAATAGGTAGCGAAATCGGCGGCGGCAGGGGTAATGATGCAGCAAAAATTATTGGCGGCTTAATAGGTAATAAGATAGGCAACAACATTGCCAATAATAAGCGCAATCAGTGCGAATACGAGGATATTCAGCGCCAACAGCCGTATACTGTGCAAGAAATAAGCAAATACAAAATTACAGTGGAAATGGAAGATTCTCAATTCGTTGTAACAAGACAATATCAGCCTAGAGTAGGTGATTATATACCAGTAAGTTTAAACGTTTATTAAAAGGAGAGCAGATTGAAGGTTAAACTAATTAGTCATTCGCAAGCGCCGGATCACAGTGATTCAGCATTAGATTTAGTTGCATACTGTGCAAGAGTAAGTAATCCAGATAATCAAAACAATAAACTAACAAATGAAAAACTTGTAAAGTATTTGATGAAACACAAACACTGGAGCCCGCTTGAAATGGTGAGCGTTTGTTTGGAAGTAGAAACAACCAGAGACATAGCAAGACAATTGCTACGTCATAGAAGTTTTAGTTTCCAAGAGTTTAGTCAACGTTATGCTGACCCAACAAAAGACTTGGACTTTGTGACTCGCGAAGCACGATTACAGGATCCTAAGAATAGACAGAACAGCATTGCACTTGATATGTCTGATGAATACGAAGGTGGCTTACAAGATCGTTGGTATCAATGGCAAGAACGAGTTATACACGAAGCCAAGAACGCTTACCAGTGGGCTGTTGATAATGGCATTGCCAAAGAGCAGGCAAGAGCAGTACTACCGGAAGGAAACACGTTAAGCAGGCTGTACGTTAACGGTACGTTACGTAGTTGGATACATTACATTGAGTTACGTGGTGCTAATGGTACACAACAAGAGCATATGGATATTGCTTATGCTGTAGCAGATGTTATAGCAAAGATATTCCCACTCTCGGCAGATTTATGATGGGAGGTAACTGGCAAGCAGACCCTCAACGATCTATAGAAGAAAAATTTGCGTGGTTGCCTATACGCAGTGGGTCTAAAAAACATATATGGTTAAACAAATATTATATCCAACACACATATTATGACGATAACGGTAAGCCCCCGATAAAAGGCCCAAGTTGGATGTACATTTACACCAAGAACGAATACTTATTGGAACAGCTGAAGTGGAACAGCAAATTGTACTAACTGAGAGACTAATATTATGAAATACTTACCAAAAGAAGATAATCGCAATTACGATGAAGAAGCAAGAAACTTAATTAGGCCATTGAGCAACGAAAGGCAATATGAACTATATGATATTGTTCTTAAGAAGCAAAAGTATTCTAACTCGCCAGCACGAGATTTAGAATTAGCGGCTGTAGTAAAAGCAATTGAAACCACAAAGGGTATAGATCATCCTAGGTTACAAAGAATAAAGACAGGCTATAAAAGCGACATGGCAGCTAACGCTATGCCCAAGGATGGATATACTAAACCAAACAAGAAGAAAACATAAAGTACCAGAGGAAAAAATAGTTAGATATGAAGACTAAAATGATAAGTTTCTACATGGATATCTGCGACCGTATTGCCGCAATGTCAGTTGCTCAAAGATTACAGGTTGGATCACTAATAGTAAAAGATGATAATATTCTTGCATTTGGTTGGAATGGTATGCCTAGTGGTTGGGATAATTGTTGTGAAGACATTATAAAGCATCATGAACTAGGAACATGTACTACTGTATCTAAGGCAGAAGTTTTACATGCAGAAATGAATGCTTTAATGAAGTTAGCAAGGTCTAACGAAAGCGGAGAAGGTGCAACAATGTTTGTTACACATAGTCCTTGTATAGACTGTGCAAAGGGCATATACCAAGCAGGCATTAAAGAAGTGTATTACAAGAATGACTATCGTAGTACACAGGGCATCGAGTTTTTAAAACAATGTACACTAGAGATAAACAAAATATGAAGTTTCGCAATATCAACGGGTGGCAGCTACTAGCTGACGAAATGGATCAGTCAATGCTTTCTCATGCAGAAAAACATAAACCTCAAAAATTTCGAGCATGGCATGGAAATTTTATTGACGATATTATAGATCTTTACTTACATCCTGATTGTCAAAAACGCACAGCAATAGATATAGGAGCATCTTACGGGTGGATGACTATTCCTTTTGCACAACATTTTCAAAATGTTTATGCTTTTGAATTACTTCCTGAAGTTGCAGAGTGCTTGGAATATAATACTAGGCGTTTGTCTAATGTGAGCGTAGGAAAAACCGGATTAAGTTTTGAAAAAGCAAATGTTCATGTTCAAAGACAGCCTGCTACAGGACTCACAACAATTGGTGGCGGTGAAAGATCTAAGTTACTTCCTGTAACAACTCTTGACCAGTATAATCTAACTAATGTAGATCTAATAAAACTAGATGTCGAAGGACACGAACTTAGTGTGCTTAAAGGAGCAAAAAATATACTGACTAATAATTCGCCTGTTGTTATAGCAGAATGCCATGCAGTTGGTAGACCCAGACACGACTTGATTACAAGACAAAATTTAATTCAATTTTTATCTAGTTTCGGGTATAATATAATAGATATTAGAGGCCATGATTTCATATTTTCAAAAATGGCCTCTAATATAGCTAATTACTTGAATCAGATGTAAAAATTAATCACCATAGATTTCAAGCACTTCTTTTACTGCCTCGTGTCGTTCTATATCTCCTTTTTCAAAGCGGACTACGTCCAAATGTGTAGTATTTACTGATTCTAACAATTTAGTAAAATCTACCAAACCGTTATCCTTAAGCCTATCTGCCTGAGCTAAGTCGCCTGTAACAGCCATCATAGAGCTTTCGCCTAATCGTGTTAGTAACATTTTCATTTGGTTCTGTGTCGCATTTTGCATTTCATCAGCAAGTATAAAGGCATTTTTAAAAGTTCTACCTCTCATATATGCTAATGGTGCAATTTCGATAATGCCTTCTTCTATCATACCTTGTATATCTTGTGCAGTAAAGTATTCACGAAGCACATCAAATATAGGTCTAGTCCAAGGCGCCATTTTTTCTTCTAGCTTGCCTGGTAAGAATCCTAAATCTTCGTCCACACTTACTGCTGGTCTTGTAACAATTATTTTGTCGACCTGACCTTCTTTGAACATTTTCACCGCTACTTGCACAGCCAATAGAGTTTTGCCTGTTCCCGCTGGACCGATTCCAAAGATTATATCTTTTTGCGGATCCAGAAGTTTTAACACGTAGGTTTCTTGATTCTTATTTCTTGGAAGGATTGTTACGGTATTCTTTTTTTTGTAGTTGTCGATATCAACAACATTATCGAACTGTTGTCTCTGACGAGACTTTCTTTTTGCACCCATTTAAGGTCCTCCTTTGACAAATGGAGTAGAGAAATGTAAGTTCGTAGAACTATACATGCCCTACAAAGTTATTTACTCTTTTTCGTTAATAGTAAAAATACTACTTAATAGAATCTATAAGGATAAATAAGTACTATAAGCCACATTTAGAGAATTTTATGCAAGATATCTATGATTTAGTAAAAAATATCGACAACATCTATAGCAGTAACACAGCATTTACTGTATTAAAAGATTTCGAGCGAGTGCTTGACGAGTTGGATCTTTACGTATATGAAAACTGGAGTGACGGAGAATTGTGTCAAGGCCCCAAAATAGAAAGACACTGGGTTACTTGTTCATTTATGTGGCCCAGAGATAAAATGCCAAATCCTATGGGTGGCAAGCGTTTAGTTGACTACGAATGCAAGGTATTTTATAAAAAAGATTATTTAATACAGCCTCGAAAAATCGAAACACCTGGCGATATTCGTCCTCAAACTAAAAAAGGTAAATTAGATCGTAAGCCAGTATGGGTAGTAACTATTCAAATGCCTAAGTCTCTTGTAGCAGACATATATACTGGTTATGCTGAAGAACAAAACTTTGTAGAAGAGCCGGCAGTTCAAGCCAAGGCTCCAGAACTGGAAGCACAGCCTGCTGACGCAGCAGTAGACGCAACAGGAGCAACAGTATAATGGGTTTGAAAGCAGGCGATTTAAAAAATTTAGTTTACGATATTTTTGAAATAGATAGTTATCAGTCTAAAATGGGCAGCGATAAAGATATTGTAGTTTTAAGTTTTAGCTGTAAAGAAAAAACTTCAGCTGATGATCTAATGAATTTTTTAGAAAAAGGATATAATTTCATACTTGATGCCGATAGCACTCCTGGCGAGCAAAGTGACGGAACATATAAAATATTTGCAGAAATTCAGCGTGATAAAGATGCTATTTCTAATATATTAGAAGTGGTTGACGGTGTTGAAAAATTATCAGGCTTATCAGAATTAAAATTTCGATACTATAAAAACTTTAAATCGCAAGTTGCAAACCAAGATTCTTTAGAAGAAACTATGCCACTAGATCCAGACAATTACGGCATTAAAGTAAACGAAACAAATTTAAATAACTACAAAAACTTTTTTAACAAAAGCTATATAGATAGCATCGACATGTTAGATAATACACTAATGTTAAAAAAGATATATTCAGATCCTTTAGCATTCGAATTTATAGAGTTTGGCAAACGAGATAAAGTGTTGCCTCAGATAAACGAAACCTTTGATATAATGAATTCTTATCCCGAAATAATATTCTTAACAAAGTATCTAGGCGACTATAATATTTGTAAGTACGGTGAGAATTTAGTTTTTGAAAACAAAGACTATGCACTAGTTTTAAAAAGGAAAACTCAATGAACAGAGAATCAGTATTTGAACAACTAAAAATTGACGAAGGAGTTGTTTATGAAATTTATAAAGACCATCTGGGCTACCCAACTTTCGGAGTTGGCCACCTGGTCCTCGAAAGTGATCCAGAGCATGGACAAGAAGTCGGAACACCTGTCTCAGAAGACAGAGTTAGAGACTGCTTTGAACGTGACCTTGACACCTCAATTAGTGAGTGTGTTGCTCTATACGGAGAACAGTTCAATGAATGGCCAGGAGAAGTACAAGAAATCCTAGTGAACATGATGTTTAATTTAGGAAGGCCTAGACTGAGTAAATTTAGAAACTTTAATGCTAAATTAGCAGAACACGATTGGGCAGGAGCAGCACCAGAAGGATTAGACTCTCTTTGGGCACGGCAAGTAGGCGCTAGAGCAACACGCTTAATGGAACGCTTAGAAAACATAGCATAAGGATACTAACATGGGTTTTAAATTATCATTTATAATGTTTTTAGCAATGTGCGGAATGGGATTTGTAGGGAAATCTTACTATAATGATACACAAGCACGTATAGCTATCTTGACTGGAAATAACGCAAAATTAGAAACTGCTGTACAAACACAAGAAGAAGCCATGCAAACATTGCAAGCTGACTATGCTAAAGCAAATGAAGAACTAAAAAAGGTAAATGCAGAATTTGCAAAAACCCGTGCACAAAACAATGTACTAAGTGATAAATTAGCAAAACATGATCTAGCTGTTTTAGGAAATGCAAAACCTGGCTTGGTTGAAAAGGTGGTTAATAAAGCCAGTGCTAAAGCAGGAAGATGTTTCGAAATATTATCAGGTGCAGAATTAACGGAGACAGAGAAAAATGCAACAAGTGCAAAAGCGTTCAATAGTGAATGTCCTTGGTTGTGGCCTGACAATAGCACTCCTTAGTGGATGTTCTATGTTTGGCGGGCCAATGCCAAAGCAGATAGAAATATCTGCTAAGCCAGTTGAAAAACCTAAACTAGAATTACCCGATGCAGATCAGTTATTTTTTAAAGAAGTATCTTGGGTATTAGTAACTCCGGACAACTACGAACAGGTATTTGAAAAATTATCAGTAAACGGAAGGCCTATAGTTATATTCGGATTAACAGACCGCGGCTATGAGAATTTGTCTACAAATTTAAGCAGTTTACGAGCGTATGTACAACAACAGCAAGTTATTATTGCAGCCTATGAGGCTTATTATAAAGAATCAGATGATGCACTAGACGCAGCAAATGCAGAAATAGCAGAAACTGCTGAAGAGGCAAAGTCTATACAAGATCAAAAAACAGAAAACTTACAACAAGATTCATTATTGGATAAGCTAAATCCGTTTTAAGCTAGCTTCTTTGCTGTAACTATGTAAAATTAGTTTAAACAATAAATACTATTAACGTGAAGGGCACGTTCGTACTATTGAGGGAGTATCACATGACTGAAGAAGTAAAACCAACGACACACCATCCTGCCGATACAAACGGAGACGGTAAAGTATCTGATGAAGAACATGCAATGTACATGGAATTCAAACGCAAAGAACTAGAAGACGCAGATGCCATGCGTGACGCACAGCGTTCAATGGCGTGGTTTGCGTTATTTGGTATGCTACTATACCCGTTTGCTGTAGTACTTGCTGATTTAGTAAATCTAGATGGTGCAGCAAAAATCTTAGGTGACATGGCAGCAACATACTTTGTTTCTGTTGCAGCAATCGTAGCTGCATTCTTTGGCGGACAAGCGTTCGCTAACAAAAAGTAATCTCACTAACGTCCTTGAATGAATAGTCCATGCGATAAGTAATTGCATGGACTATTACTCTATTCTAGGTATAAATCGTAACGCAACGCCAGAAGAAATCAAAAAGGCGTATCGTAGATTAGCCATGGCTAATCATCCCGATAGAGGCGGCGACGAAGCCAAATTTAAACAAATTACTGAAGCATACGAAATATTAAGCAACAGTGACAAAAGGTCTGCATACGATAATCCACAACAGCAATGGCAGGCAAATAATAATCCTCCTAATTTTGATGATATATTTGGCACATTTTTCGGTAATGGATTTTCCCAGCAGCGGCGGCAACCTCAAGGTAATAGGGATATTACAATAGCTGCTAAAATAACATTAGCAGACGTTCTGCAAGGAAAAAGTTTAATCGCGGCTTATAGATTAAACAGTGGACGTGAAGAAAGTGTACATATTAATATACCTCCTGGAGCCAATCACGGGGATACTATTAATTACCAGGGACTTGGTGATGACAGCAATCATAAATTTCCAAGAGGTAATTTGTATGTTAAGATACAAGTAGAAAAACATACAGATTGGGTAAGAGACAATTTAGATTTAATTACAAAACGAGCTGTTAATGTACTTGACTTGTTACTAGGAACTACTATTCAAATTAAAACACTAGACAACAAAGATTTAAGTGTTAACATACCCAAAGGAACTAATCCAGGTGCAAATTTTAGTATACGGGGTTACGGCATTCCGCACATTAAAAATGGAAAAAAGGGAAATATCTACATACACATAGGAGCCGTTGTGCCTAAAATTGACAATCAAGATTATATAGAAAAAATACAGGAAATAAAAAATGGAATTAGTTAAGTCGCCGAGTCACTGGCTTTCTAAAAAAGTAAAAGATTTTGATTTTAGTACGTTGGACCCTGTGCAAACTTCGGGCGAGATGTGCCGTATTATGATGGCTAGTAATGGTATAGGACTAGCAGCAAATCAAGTAGCACTCGATGCTAGAATTTTTGTGATGAGACCATTAGAACATAAAGAAGTTCTTAAGCCGTTTGCAATTATAAATCCTGTCATTCGAGAAGTAAGCGACGAACTTGTAAGATCAAAGGAAGGCTGTTTGAGTAATACAGGATTATATTTAGAAATTGCACGGCCTAACAGATTGGTAGCACAGTTTCTTGACTTAGATGCAAAAGAATGTATAATAGAACTAACAGGAATAGATGCTAGATGCTTTTTACATGAATACGATCATTTGGAAGGTATTGAATACACTGATAGAGTATCTAAACTGAAACTGGACCTAGCAAAAAAACGTCAAGAGAAATTATTTAAAAGGAAGAAAAAACAATGGTTAATCCCAGCGAAGAACTCCAATTAGTATTTGAAAAAGCCCTACAAGATGCTAAAAAACTTCAGCATGAATATCTTACACTAGAACATTTGTTGTTTGGTATGCTTTGTGAAGAAAAATTTGTTAGCATATTAGAAGGTGCCGGAGCAAAGGTCGATTACTTAAAAGAAAATCTCGAGCATCACCTGAAAAATAATTGCACTGACATGCTAATGGATAACAATAAGTACAAGCCTAAAAAAACAGCTACAGTAGAACGTGTGTTAAACAGAGCATTTACACAGGTATTATTTATTGGTCGACAAAACATCGAATTAACTGATGTATTAATTAGTATGTTTGCTGAGAAAAAGTCTATTTCTTTTTATTATTTAGAAAAAGCAGGATTAGAGAAAGAATCGTTTGCTGCCTATGTTAGCTCTGAAGTAGCAGACGACATTGAAGATGAAGAAATTAGTGGTGCAGCACAAAAAGCACTTAAATCATTTACAACTAATCTTAATAATGAGGTTAAAGCTGAACGAATTGATCCTGTTATAGGACGTTCAGACGAATTAGACAGTATTGCACTTTCACTAGGTCGCAGAACAAAAAACAATGTTTTACTAGTGGGCGATCCCGGTGTTGGTAAAACTGCCATTGCAGAAGGTATGGCCTTTAATATTGTACAAGGTAATGTGCCTGAGTTTCTTAAAGAATACGAGGTTTATCTATTAGATATTGGCAGTATGCTTGCAGGATCTAAGTATCGTGGTGACTTTGAAGAGCGATTCAAACTTGTGTTAGCTGGCTTGAAAAAACAAGGCAAAACAATTATGTTTATCGACGAAGCACACATGATAAGTGGTGCCGGCGCAGGCGGACAAAATTCTGCTACAGACTTAGCAAATATGTTAAAGCCTGCGCTATCAAAAGGAAATATTAAAGTAGTAGCATCTACTACTTGGGAAGAATACCGCAAATACTTTGAAAAGGATCGTGCGTTGATGCGTAGATTCCAACGTGTTACAGTTGACGAGCCTAGTTCAGAGGTAGCAAAGGATATTTTACAAGGTATTAAAAAGTATTACGAAGACTATCACAACACGAAAATTACTGATGCTGCCATCGAAGCTGCCGTTAAATTAAGTGTAAAATATCAAAGTGATAAAAAACTACCGGACAAGGCAATTGATCTAATCGATGTTGCGTGTAGTCGCTTTAATTTAAAGAGTGTTGAAGGCGAGAAGATTGTTGACGAGGGCGAAATTCAATTCGAACTTAGCAAGATAATGAAGTTGCCGGCGGAACAGGTAGCAGAAAGAGAAACTGAAAATCTTGCTAACCTCGAAACTAATCTTAAGCAAGGCGTATATGGACAGGATGAAGCAATTGAAACTATTGTTGATAAAATTCTTGTCAGTCAAGCAGGACTCAAACCAGATGATAAGCCTGTAGGCTCGTTTGTATTTATGGGTCCAACTGGTGTTGGTAAAACTGAAACAGCAAAACAACTTGCAAAGCAGTTAGGCGTAGAGTTGGTTCGTTTTGATATGTCAGAATATCAAGAAAAGCACAGTGTTGCTAAACTAATAGGCAGCCCTCCTGGATATGTAGGACATGATGAAAATGCAGGACAGTTAATTACTAAACTGCAAGAAAATCCTAATTGTGTGTTATTACTAGACGAAGTAGAAAAGGCACACCCCGATGTATCTACTGTACTTTTACAAATTATGGATAATGGATTTATTACAGGATCCAACGGTAAAACAGCAGATGCTCGTAATTGTGTGTTGATTCTTACAACTAATTTAGGAGCAAAGGAAGCAGAAAAAAATGCAATCGGCTTTACAGAAGATCTCGAAAAAGATTACGAAGACAACGAGCTTAAAAAATATTTTGCACCCGAGTTTCGGAATCGACTAGACGGGGTAATTACTTTTGGTAAGCTATCAAAAGAAATAATGATGAAGATTGTTGGCAAGTTCCTTGTAGAACTTAAAAATATGGTTATTGCGAAGGGAGTTGACATTACTATCAGCGACGAAGCACTTGACTATCTAGTAGACAAAGGCTTTGACAAAAAGATGGGAGCTCGTCCTTTACAACGTGTAATTGATAAAGAGATTAAGCGGCCGCTGTCTCGAGAACTATTGTTTGGCAAACTTAAAAAAGGTGGTAAAGTTTGTGTAAATATACTAGATGAAAAAATTGTTCTCGAATGTGAGGAAACTGTAGTTGCTGAAGCTTGAAAGTAGAAGGTTATTTTACGATAAGTATCTCTATAAATTAGATATACAATCTCCTCTTGCCCACATTTTCCGTAACAAGAATTTAGTGGCAGCAAGAGGAGTATTAGATAACCTTCAAAACAATTTAGAACACAATGAACCACTAGTTATTCGAAAGTTCTTAAGAGCTGAAACTATAAGTATAAAGTGTTTGCACGAAACTCAATCTATTTACTCGTTACTAACACAAGACGTTGATTATAAATTACGAATTGAAAAACCAACTATTAGCATTTACTGTAACAGTAAAGATTATTTGCTTTCTTTTTGTAATAAAGTAACACAAGAATGTATTTTTTACGAGCCTGCTGCTAATATGAAAGAGTTTATAAAAAATAACCCGCATATCATAATTTTTAAAAACGATATTCCTTACGAATATAGGATTACATTAGGAAATCAAAAAACAAGTGAGTTTAAAGAGTGGATTAGCAGTAATTCAGACAAAGTTAAAGCTAGTCAAAATTTATTAAATTCTTTAGAACTGAACAGTAATGTAGAAGGACAGATATTGTATGTTAGAGACGACAAAATTATCCAACTTCTTGGATTAATGAACGTTAATATTCGAAGAATAGACAAAATTGTATACGAGCAAAACTTAGATAAATAAGTTTATGCCAACAAATAGTGAAATAATTTTATCAGCAAATTCTCATCCTGGAGACAGTACAATCGAGGCTGTAACAGGTGAGAAATTTAAAGGCGACGGTTACTACGGTCGCAGTGATGGTCTCCATACCGTACAGTACAATATATTAGGCTTTGTTGGTACTGTTAATGTACAAGCAACATTAGCTGTTAACCCAATAGATGATGATTGGTTTACTGTATATACACAAGCATATCCAGCTATAAATGACGAAGGAACTACAAAAAGTAACTTTGCTAACTTTACTGGCAACTATACATGGATTAGAGCATATATTTCAAACTGGACCGACGGCACAGTTAACGATATAAAATTAAATCATTAAGGTAATATATTATGGAACATTTTATTAGAATAGTAATGGAAAAGCAAGATAATTTAAACGAAAGTTTAAATGAGTCAGTGTTTCCAGGCAGTAAAATTTATGAATCAGAGCAAGGTGGTAGTATATTTGAAATGCCGTTACCGACAGCATTAAGCGAAGAAGCTGCTGACGAATTTGCACAAAAGATAGCTGACTATGTATTTGAGCAAGGGTATGATGATTTTGATATTGAAATTTCAGCAGACGGTGAAATAGACGAAGACGAAGAAACATACGAAGACGACGATGACTTTTATGAAGATTACGGCGTTATGTGGTACAACGAAGATGACGACCCAATAGACGAAGCAGAATATCAAGGACGCAAAGTAAAACTTGGTAAGCCTATGCAGGGTGACGTTAAGAAGTTTAAGGTATATGTTAAGGATCCTAAAACAGGTAACGTAAAGAAAGTAAACTTTGGACACGGTGGTAGCAGTGTTAAAGGCAAGTCGATGAAGATTAGAAAAAATAATCCAGCAGCAAGGCGCTCATTCCGTGCTAGACATAACTGTGATAATCCTGGACCACGCACATCTGCGAGATATTGGAGTTGTAGGGCCTGGTAATACTATGAAATTATACGAATTACACAACGCAGATGATCAATTCAAGCCATCGTTTGATGTAGTAGACGATGTGCATGTGTTTATGATAAACGATCCGATGTTTTATAGACGAGAATATTATCCTACTATGTGTAATATTGCAGACAAGTTCGACACAACACAAGGCAAAGATATTGGAAAGATGTTAATGCCTATGATTGATAAAGGGTGTGGAGAATATTGTAGAAAGTTTAATCTCGGCAGTGATCCTAGTAAACTTATTAGTTTAGGCGACAGAAAAGAAATTGCAACAAAAATCGTGTCGAACGAAATGCCTAGGATTAAGGAAGGAGAGTATAAGTGAAACTACGACAACTGTTTGAGGCTCCAGGAAAGACTGCTGTTGCTGCTTTTGGCAGAATGAATCCTCCTACTGTAGGGCACGAAAAACTTGTTGATGCTATTAAATCACAAGAAGGCGATCACTATCTATTTTTGTCACAAACACAAAAACCTAAAGACAACCCTCTTCCGTTTAATATTAAATCACAATTTGCAAAAGCAGCATTTCCTGATGTAAATGTAGGACACCAAAGTGTGCGTACACCTATACAGATGTTGCAAATGCTTGAAAAACTAGGTTATACTGATGTTATCTATGTAGCTGGATCAGATCGAGTAGAACAGTTTGATAAACTTTTTAACGACTACAACGGTAAAGAGTATAATTTTAATTCTATTAAAGTAGTTAGTGCAGGCGAAAGAGATCCTGATGCAGATGGTGCTGAAGGTATGAGTGCTTCAAAAATGAGAGCAGCCGCAGCAGCAGGTGAAAAAGAAGCATTTGCACAAGGATTACCTAAGCGTATACAGAAGGACTGGGAAAATGTTTATTCAGCGGTACGTACAGGAATGGGCATCAAAGAACTAGAACCTACTGAAGACGTTAGCTCCAAGGACGAAAAGAAATTTCATAATGAACTAGACGATCTAGTACACAAATACTTTGGCGATTCTCCAGACGAGGAGAAGATGAAAAAGAAAATGCGTAAAGTTAAAGAAGCAGATCTTGTGTTAGATAAAGCAAGTTTAGTTAATTATATGAAAGACGAAATCTTGCAGTATGTTGAAAAAGAAGATAATGTAGACAAATTAAGTAAATTACTTGTTCAAATTGCAGGAAAAACTGTAAAAACAAGAGGCAATAAAAGATACACTATTTCAAATGAAGACGTAAAAATGGCGTTCGAAGCGGCCTGTAAAAACGGTATGTATTACTGCTCAACAGACAAAAAAATGAAATGTCGCAAAGGTCCTAAACAGAGTCGTGGATGATAGTTTCATATCTAACAAAGATTTTTTTCAAAAATATAGTACAATACACAAACGTGACAACAACCTAATTTGTATTTGGGAAAATTTTTTTAAACGGAATTCCCTTGAAGTATATGAATTCAAAGGTCCTGTTAAATTTATTCCTAATCTATTGCCTGATTTTGATATTTTCTATAGTTTTTTTCAAGACGACGATATATTTGAACGCTATGTGTATCCAGCAACTGAATACAGAAACACAAAAGACTTTGTAATGCAAGGCGGTTATAATTTTCACAGTATGCGATTATTGTCATTTTTAAATTTTGCATACACACTACAAGGTAAAACAAATTTTGATCATATATCAATCTGTTTCGACCAAAATAACAATTTATTTCCTAATATAGGAGCTACTAGATGCATGTTTACATGTATGATTAACTCTAATATGTCTACTAACATACAAGGATTTATATTTAAAAATAAGAACAATAAATTCAAGAAAAAAATAAAACCGTACTTGCAAAAGATAGATATAGATTGTATAATATCACAAAATTACAGAATAGAATTTGAAGGAAAAAACGCAATTACTAAAAATAAAGCATTGATATGTCAAAGTAATGATCGAGATCATGCAATATGGAAAGAACAACTATGGGACCGACACGATTACATGACTAATTTTTTTCGTAAAAACAATAAAATTTATTCTAACAAAGATTTAACTCATTTTTCTTGTATATCTGATTACTTAACAACAAAATTATCAAAGGCAGATGTGATCATTATTTTTAAAAAGAATATAACTGAGTATAACGATATTTTTGCAATAATCCTAGCATTATCAGGAACAAATATAACATCAACTGACTTTAGTATAATAAATAAGAGTACATGGACGAACTTGAATACATTAAAAAACTAGCAGGCGTTAATGAATTTAAAGGATATACTGAATATACTTTAGAGAATATGTCACAAACTGCAAGTACAATTAAACAAAAAGAACGTGATCAAGGAATCAAACCTGGTGACAAAGAATGGTTTGAATTATGGTTTTCTAAACCTTATATGACAGGACATATTTTCCGAGGACGTAAGAAGAAATGAAATTTGTCGATATCAAAGAAGCATTTGGTGTGGGAAAAATTACTGCTCAAAATACTACTGTTGATGTTAAGCCAGGCGAAACACAACGTCAAGCTAGGAAATATGGTTTTACGTTGGACAGACAGGGAAGGCCTCCAACCCTTAAGAAAAAAACAAGAGGCAGTGCTACTAACGTCCTTTACAATCTTGGACAAGTTAAAGAAGATGTTAGTAGTTGTCCAAGAACTCGTGCGCAGCTTTGTCAGTGTGAAAGCCTTTCTCAAGTAACTGAAGGCTCAGAAAAGGCCGTGATTGCTCAATCAACACTTGAGCATTCAGACACTGCGGAAGGACTAATACTCCTCATTCAAGACCCGGCCGGTGGTCCGACTCTTATAAAGGGCACCATTCGGGGGTTAGAGCCAGGCAAGCACGGTTTTCATATACACGAGTACGGCGATCTAAGCCAGGGATGCGATTCTGCTGGTGGACATTATAATCCAGACGGAGTCGATCATGGAGACCTCGAAAACGGCCATGTAGGCGACTTAGGTAACATCACAGCTAACGAGGACGGCGTAGCAGAATTTACTATTAAGGCAGAAAGAGTTGACTTAGTAGGCGAACGTAGTGTTGTGGGTAGAGCTATCGTTGTACATGCAGATGAAGATGATCTCGGACTAGGCGGCGATGCTGAGTCAAGGAAGACCGGCAACGCTGGCGATAGACTTGCTTGTGGTATAATTGTGATACGCAATAATGTTACAGAAGGCGACAAAGTAGACGAAAACTTTGCTGACGGTTATGTAGAGCCACAACTGGATATAGAGTGGGACGAAGCACAGCGTTATCCAGAGTTCCGCAAGATTGGTAAAGCAGCATGGATAGAACTTGCCAGTAAAGGCAAAGCAGTTACCATAACTGATGCAAGTGATATTAACAACACAGACGCCGCTGATCCCGATAGTTTTAAAACACTTGATCCAGCAAAACAAAAACGTGCACTAGCACAAGTGGAAAAAGGTGACGTCGAGTTACCTGTTGTTGCTGTATACAGTGACGGTTACAAAGAGCTTATAGGTGGCAACACCAGACTAACAGCAATGATGGCCAAACACGGAAAAGCCATTGTGTGGCAGTTTGAAGTACCCGATGAGGTTGCAGTATTAGAAGAAAACTTTGCTGACGGTAAAGTAAAAGGCAAGAGTATAGACGAAGGACCTAAAGATTTTGGTGATATGAAATTGGATGCCAAAGGCAAACAGGACAGCATTGATTACTTTTATCATACACACGCTCCTAGTATGGGCAAGCCAGTTAAAGCAGGTAAACTAGGATCTTACGACATAGTAACAGTTACTAAAGGTCCTACTACACTGATGTTTTTGGTTGATGCTAATGATAGTGCAGTGTTTTATGTGGCATTTGACAAATACCAAGATGGTGTTGCAATTGGTAATGTGAGAAGCAATGGCACAGTTAAAGCAACAGATGTGTATGCTTACTTGGTTAAAAAGTACGGTAAACTTTACAGTGACGCACATCAAACATCTGGCGGTAGAAAGATTTGGGATAATTTATCCAAATACACTAAACTAAAAGTTACAGATGTTGGTGATAGATTAGTGGCTACTGAAAACTTTGCTAAGCCACAGTTTGATATAGAATGGGAAGAAGCAAATCGCTATCCATTCTTAGACAAGTTAGGTAAAGATGGATGGATAGAATTAGCACAGACTGGTAAAGTTGCTAATG